ATGGTCACATGAATCACCCATTTGATATTGAAATGAATCTTACATTTGGTGATTTAAAACAAATTGTAACTAAGGCTCTTAATGGTGATTTAGAATTAGCAAGAGAAAAGACTGATGGGCAGGCATTGGCAGTTAGTTGGGTAAATGGTAGATTGGTTGCAGCTCGTAACAAATCACATCTAAAGAACAAAGGAGCTGGTGCTATGACAATAGGGCAGGTAGCAGATAAGTTTGCTGGTAGAGGTGGATTAACTGATGCATATAACTTCGCTATGCAAGATTTATCAAAAGCAATTGGAGCATTATCTGAACCACAACGTAAGAAGATATTTAAAGATGGTGCATGTTTTATGAATTTGGAAGTAATATACCCAACATCAGTAAACGTAATTCCATACAACCAACCTCTTTTAGTATTTCATGGCACATTTGAATACGATATAGCTGGTACAATTATAGGTGAAAATCAACAAGCTGCAAGTATATTGGGTGGTATGATTAAGCAAGTGAATGCACATGTTCAATCTAAATACACAATACAAGGACCACCAATGAATAAACTTCCTAAATCAGAACATCTTTCTAAATTAAAAGGAAAGTATATTTCAATGATTGGTAAACTACAATCTGAATTCGGATTAAGTGATACAGATGGTGTGGCTGATTATCATCAAGCATGGTGGACTAACTTTGTAGAAAAAGGTGGTAAGAAATTAGATGCTCAAGAAAAGATAGGATTGGTTAAAAGATGGGCTTTTAACGATAAATCATTCCGTATCAATACAATACAAGACGCTAAATTAAGAGCTTGGGCTGAACAAATAGATAAACAAGACCAACAAAAGATTTCAAAACAAAATCTAATGAGATTTGAAGAAATATTCTTAGGAGTTGGTGCTGATGTATTATCATTTATGAGTTCGGTTCTTACAGCAAATCCAGAATCTGCTAAAAGACAAATGGTAGCACGTTTAGAATCTACAATCCAACAAGTAAAAGCAAGTGGTGACCCTAAAAAAATTGAAAAACTTAAATTAGAATTACAACGTTTAAATGCTTTAGGTGGATTTGAAAAGATAGTTCCAAACGAAGGTATTGTATTTGTGTATGGTGGTAACACTTACAAACTAACTGGTGCATTCGCACCTCTAAATCAAATTTTAGGTATTTTCTTCGATAGTTAATCGTTTTTTGAATTTTGATATACTTATATATACAAATATATTGTAAGTAATATGGCAAAGGAATTCAATAAAAAGTTTATGCATCCAACTCGTAGAAAGTTGGTGGATATGGTATTGCATGGTGGTGAATATCAAAAAGAAGCATTTGTATCATTTGCAGGAGCTGATAAACAAGAAGTAAAAAGAAAAGTCGGTGAAAGGTGGACTGATGAAAATGGAAAATCTTGGGAACAACATGCGGGCGGCAAAATAGAAGTTTCAGAATTGGGAGATATAATGGCAGAGACTAGAGCTTATTTAGCTGCATTAAACACTTGTAAGTCTACTGATTGTAAAACAATAAAGTATGGTAGAATTGATAAAAAATTAATATCTAAAACTGGATATTGTACATCTTGCTTATCTATTAGAGAAACTCACATAAAAGCTGATGGATTGTGGGATGCATACGAAGACTATAAGATATATAATAATATGATTGCTTATGGTAAAGATGTGGTATCACAATTTCAACAAGCTTACAATGATGCTAAACAAACATACGAAGTTGTAAACGAAGATGGTACTATTGAAAAATGGAGTATGGAAAGAGATGTAGATGAACTCAAAGCTGAAATACTTGGAGACATCACAAAGTTTAACGAAGAAATTGAACAAGCTACTAAATTAAGAAATGAAGCTTGGGATAAATTAAAAGATAAATGTTACGATTTAGTTAAACCACCGGTTGATTAATATGAGTACTGGTATAACACAAAAGAAATCTCTAAAAGAGATTATAGCCGATGAATACAAAAAGTGTGCGGTAGACCCGATTCACTTTATGAAAAAGTATTGTATGATTCAGCACCCAGTTAGGGGTAAGATACCATTTCACCTTTTCCCATTTCAGGAAAGTACCCTAACACAATTTGCAGGAAATCGATTTAACATAGTTCTAAAATCACGTCAAACTGGTATATCAACTCTATCGGCTGGATATTCACTTTGGAAAATGTTATTTAATTCAGATTTCAACGTATTGGTTATTGCTACTAAGCAAGATGTAGCAAAGAACTTAGTAACTAAGGTTAGGGTAATGCATGAGTTACTTCCTAGTTGGCTTAAAGGAGGTTCTTTGGAAGATAACAAACTCTCACTTAAATTACAAAATGGTTCTCAAATTAAGGCTATTGCTTCATCTCCTGATGCAGGACGTTCTGAAGCTCTATCACTTCTAATATTTGATGAGGCTGCATTCATTGGAGATATTGATGAAATTTGGACATCAGCACAATCTACACTTTCAACGGGTGGTAGTTGTATAGCACTATCTACTCCAAATGGTGTGGGTAATTGGTTTCACAAAACTTGGTTATCTGCCGAAGAAGGAACAAATCCATTTAACACAATTCGTTTACATTGGACAGTACACCCTGAAAGAGGGCAAGATTGGAGAGATGAGCAAGAAAAACTATTAGGTGCAAAGAAAGCAGCTCAAGAGTGTGATTGTGATTTCGTTTCTTCTGGTGATACAGTTATTGACCCAGAATTATTAATGTTTTACAAAGAATCATTTTGTCAAGACCCAATGGAAAAAACTGGGTTTGATGGAAACCTTTGGAGATGGGAATATCCAACGCCAGGTGGGTCTTATATGGTTATTGCGGACGTAGCTAGAGGTGATGGTTCGGATTATTCAGCAGCTCATGTTATGGAAATAAACACTTGTACACAGGTTGCAGAATACAAAGGTAAGGTTGATACAAAAGATTTTGGAAACTTCTTAGTTGAATTATCTACACAATATAACGATGCATTACTTGTAATAGAAAATGCAAATATTGGTTGGGCGTGTATTCAGCAAGTAATCGATAGACAATATAAAAACTTATTCTATATGAGTAAGGATTTAAAGTATGTAGATGTTGAAAACCAAATGAGAAACAAATACCGAGCTGATGAAAGACAGATGGTTGCTGGATTCTCAACAACTTCTAAAACTAGACCTTTAATTGTATCTAAATTAGATGAATACTTTAGAGAAAAAGCAGTGACTGTTCGTTCTAATCGTTTGATAGATGAATTGTTTACTTTTATATTTATGAATGGTAGAGCAGAAGCTATGAAGGGTTATAACGATGACTTGGTGATGGCATTTTGTATTGGATTATGGGTTAGAGATACCGCACTTCGTTTAAAACAAGAAGGTATTGATTTAACCAAAAGGGCTATGGGGGGTATTTCATCAAACATGCAGCATTCTGGTGTATATGGTGGTAGTAGTATGGATGATAATCCTTGGAAAATGAGAATTGGAGATGATATAGAGGATTTAACTCAATGGTTGTAGTGTTTTGATAAATTACGATATTTATGTTATATAATGTCAAAATAGAAATTCTATGATTAAATTAACAAATATCCTAAATGAAGATGAGTATGTAGATAAAGCATATTCTATGGGGGATACTCCGCAAGATAATCCGATTGATGATTACGATGAATTGGATGTTGAGCAAGAAGATATGGATGATTTCGTAAACTTTTTAAAAGCTTATTCAACTCAATTAGAAGAAGCAAATTGTAATTGTGTTTACGAAGCTGAATATCAGGGTAGAGAGGTGAAGTTAGGAAAACCAATGCAAGGGGATGTTAAGAAATTTAAGGTTTATGTTAAAAACCCGAAAACTGGAAAGGTAATCAAGGTAAACTTTGGTGATAAGGAAATGAGAATTAAGAAATCAAATCCAGAAAGAAGAAAATCATTCAGAGCAAGACACAATTGTGAAAACCCTGGTCCTAGAACAAAAGCAAGATATTGGTCTTGTAGAAAATGGTAAAATAAATTATGGCAGAAGAACAACAATTAGACGATAGGAGTTTCTTTGGTAGACTTAAAAAACTATTCGCAACCAACGCAATTGTAACGGTTGATAAAGATGGTAAACGAAAAGTTGTAGATACCGAAGACCGTCAGCATAATACAAACTTTGTAAATCTTAGAGATAGATATACCAAATTACAAAGGTCTTATTATGAAACTAATCAGGGTGCACAATCAATGGCATATCATCAAGTTCGTAGAGAACTTTTTAGAGATTATGATGCTATGGACCAAGACCCAATTATATCATCTGCATTAGATATATATGCGGATGAGAGTACAACTAAGAATGAATATGGTGATGTACTTCAAATTAAATCCACAAACGAAAACGTAAGAGAACTATTACATAACTTATTCTATGATATAATGAACATAGAATTCAATTTATGGCCTTGGGTTAGAAACTTAGTAAAATATGGAGATGCTTTCTTAGCATTAGAAATAGCAGAAGGTAAGGGTGTTATAAATTGTATGCCACATTCAACCTATAATGTTGAAAGATTAGAAGGTACTGACCCTAACAATGCAAATTATGTTAAGTATAAAGTAGAATTGGATAGATTTGGTAAAAAAGAATATGAGCAATATGAAATGGCTCACTTCCGTATGTTATCAGACACAAACTTCCTACCTTATGGTAAATCGATGGTAGAGGGAGCTAGAAGAATTTGGAAACAATTATCTCTTATGGAAGATGCGATGTTAATCCATCGTATTATGAGAGCACCTGAAAAAAGAATATTTAAAATTGATATTGGTAATATCCCACCAGTAGAAGTTGATAACTACATGCAAAAGATTATTAACAAAATGAAGAAAACTCCATTTGTTAATAAAGATACTGGTGATTATAACTTAAAATACAACATACAAAATCTTACTGAAGACTTTTTCTTACCTGTTCGTGGTAGTGATAGTGGTACAAATATTGAAAACCTACAAGGTTTAGAATATGCGGCTATTGAGGATATTGAGTACTTAAGAGGTAAATTATTTGCAGCATTGAGAGTACCAAAGGCTTACTTATCTTATGATGAGAACGTAAATGGTAAAGCAACTCTAGCAGCAGAAGATGTTCGTTTTGCAAGAACAATTGAAAGAATTCAAAGAACAGTTGTTAGTGAATTAACTAAAATTGCAATTGTTCACTTAGCAGCTCAAGGTATTGAAGATTCGGAAATGACAAACTTCGAATTAATGCTTACAAACGCTTCTACAATTTATGAGCAAGAAAAGGTTAATTTATGGAGTGAGAAGGTAAGATTAGCATCAGATGCAAAAGCACTTAATATGTTATCATCTGATTGGGCATATCACAATATCTTTGGTTTATCACAAGATGAAGTTGATATTGAAAGAGCAAAAGTAATCTTAGACCTTAAGGATAGATTCAGACATACATCAATTGAACAGCAAGGGCAGGACCCAGCAAACCCACCACAACCTCAAAATGTGGAAGAAGAAATCGGTAAATTAAAAACTGAAATCGAACTAAATAGGGGGGTTGGAAGGCCAAAAGAGGGTAACACTTATGGTAAAGATAAGCATCCGTATGGTAGAGACCCATTGGGAGATAAGGAAAATCATAAGGAAAGAAAGAGAGATGACAGGAACTTAAATGCTAACGCAAAAAAGTTAGCAAGAGAATATATCAATGGAATTTCAGCAAAAAAGAGGATTTTGAGCGAAAAAACTGATATGCTTGATGAAAAAAACCTATTAGATGATACTAAAATTTAATAAAGAAAAATTTGTTTATATTTATATGTGTTAGTTTATAGGGTAGATTAAATATAGGGTAATTAAATGAAAAAAATTAAACATTCCAAGTTTAAGAACACTGGGGTGTTATTTGAATTATTAGTAAGACAAATAACATTAGAAGTTCTAAATGGCGATAAGACTGAAAACGCTAAAAACATCGTAAGAGAATTCTTTGGACCAAACACAGAGTTAAACAAAGAGTTACGTCTTTACGATATATTGTTAAAGGAAAAATATAGTTCCGAAACAAAGGCAGATAGATTGGTAGAAACAGTATGCGAAGCACATACTAAATTGAATCAATCGGCATTATCAAAGGAGAAATTTAATCTTATTAAAGAGGTTTCTGCTAAATTTGATATTGAACAATTCCTTTCATCACCTATATCTAATTATAAAGTTCTAGCATCAATATATAAAGTATTTGAATCTAAGAGAGAAAGTGGGTATGATATTAAAGATATTTTTAATTCTAAAATCACCCTAATCGAAAACATTACCTCAAAACCTTCTCTAAAAACACAACCAGCTGAAGATAAAAAGCTGATTGAATCCTATAAACAACAAGACAAAGACCTTAGATTACTTACCTATAAGATTTTAGTAGAAACTTTTAATAAGAAATATACAAACCTTGATGATTCTCAAAAGAATTTATTAAAAGAGTATATTAATAATATTACAAATACTACTAAATTTAAAGATTATGTTGCATCAGAACTTCCAAAAATAGTAACGGAATTAAAATCTATTAAATCAAAAGTACAAGATAAAGTTACCACTATTAAATTATCTGAAACTATTTCTGTTTTAGAAAAAATGAAAATGGGTAAAGGTGTATCGGACAATCAAGTTTCATCTATTATGCTTTCTTATGAGCTTATCAAAGAACTTAAATCTAAAATAAAATAATGGAAGCTAGATTAAAAGAAATAATCAGAACTATTGTTAAAGAAATTCAATCTGAAGAAGAATTGGATGAAATGACTGGAACTGGTGCAGTTGCTGGATACAATACACCAGCTGCATTTTCAAAGCCCGGACAAACTAAAAAGAAAAACAATAGATTGGCTAGTGTGAGTGGTGGTACTGTTGTTGATAATTTAGAAGAAGGTGAAAAGGATTGGGCTTTAGGTGATGTTCCTGCTAGTAAAAAAGAGGCTTTACCAATTAAACCAACCGCAGCTAAGAAAGAGCCAGGTGCAGAAATTGCAGATATTAGTGGTATGATTATGGCTGAAAATCGTTGGTTAGACTTAAAAAGAGAAGAATCCTCACCAAAAGCAAAAGTTGGTAGAGGAGTTTCTAATATACAAAAACAACTTTCTGAAATAGAGAAGTTTGTTAATTGGTATTCTAAAATTAAGACTGAAAACGGACTTAAGAAAGAAGATTACTGGAAAAGAACAAATGCATCTTTATATAAAATCAGAGAAAGGTTAATGGGAATAACTGAAAAATTAAGAACTTTATAATATGCCAGCGGTATCCAAAGCACAACAAAGATTTATGGGTATGGTACATGCTGTACAAAAGGGCGATATGGAAGCCCCATCTAAAGAAATTGAAAAAGCAGCTGA